GGGGCCTGCCTCGTTACATTCGGTTTTGAGGCCAGGGGGGAGTTGGGGATGGTGCCGACACTCCAGTCCGGCTCAGTACGCTGACGTACTTCCTTACCAAGGTAACTGTCACGATCAGTTACCAACTCCTGAAAATATAATTCTTTCATCCTGTCACGATCAGGATGGGAGTCTACTCCGCTACGCGAAACTTTTGAGGCAGGCGGAGAACTGCCAGTTCGTAGGACAAACACACTCTAGTCCAGTCCCAACGCGACACACGGTGTCTTCTTGTGGCGAGCAACAGGTTAAAAGCTTTTCGCGTATGTGACTGTAGCAATGATGAGACATAGTCAGTTGACCATCCCATTCTTGTAGCCGGGACGAGCTTCAATCCGTCGAGCATTTCTGAGAGCATACCTTTTGTAAGAATGTCTGACTGCAATGTGTACTCGTCATTTATTGGGGGGAGATGGTCTTGGTCGATCAGCCGGTAATCTGTCATGTTGTATCCCGCAGGAACGCGGCGAGCAACGTGACTGACCTGGTCAGGGACCAAGGTCAAATCTACGGACTGAATGTTGAACAGCGGCTTTGCTTGTTCGACCTTTACGATCTCAACCTTTGACGGTAGTAATTCTCTCTCTTTTTTCTCTAATAAGGTAGGCTTAGTCTTCATTGTTGCGGTTATAGCTTTCATGTTTACCGGATGTTGGATAAACGTGGAATATTCTCTTGTTGCTTGGGTTGCTTGTATGGTGTGTTGAGGCCAGGGAATGTATTCTAGGCGGTGCCAGTCGTAGAAGAAGGGCGAGACCCCCCCCCCACCGAGGGAGCGCGGAGTCTCAAGCCACAATCTCAGCTGCACTGCCGATTTTTTTGTTTGGCCAATTAGGTCCTTGAAGATTGGAAGCTGGTACACATCACAAGACAGACGGTTCGCTAATAGAGTCCATTGGGCCAGTCTTGCGGCTGCCAAGGTTTCTGATTCTATCGTCTCGTCGCCAACCGGGTTCGCCCATAACAATCCTGTGACGGACCGGGCGGGGTATCCGGTTACAACCTGTTCATCATTGTGTGTTATTACCACCTTTCGTAGGAATTCATCGTTTTTCCTTGAGATATAAAACTTCTTAGGATTAACTATAAAACCCATTAACACATAGCTAGCCCACACTAACACTGCTTCTATCATTGCGGCAAACTCCCAGGCATCGTCGTCCCCTTGACAAAACAACATTAATGCAACCACACCGGCGAAAATTTGTGCCATCAAAGCGGTGATGTAGTTGATTACTGTGTCCAAGAGGGCTGTCCAGTACCAACCGGACAGGACACCATTTCGGTAAATTAGCGTAAGCGTGTACCAGCGATGAGTTATCGGGTCTTGGTAGAATAACACTACTACTGCATACTCAAGCGATTTGATCAGAACAAGGAATACGAAGTCGAGACGGCTGTCAGGGCAGAATTCCCAC